GTAACGAGCGTAAATTAATGCCTTACGAGCATCAGCTCGTTGAATACCTTGGCATCACGCAAGAAGACTATTTGGATTTTGTTGCTCAACAGCAAATATACTCAGACCCTAAAGAGGGTACTGTCCTTGATGTTCGAAATGATCTTGCCGTTGTTGCATTAGTCCTTGTCATTGTCGGCACAATTCTGCAAGTAGTAGGGGCGCTGCTAGCGAAAAAGGAGGAACCAAGCGGCAGGGCTCAAACTCGTGACGATGTTTTCGCTCCAAGGTCTGGCTTCAACAGCGTGCAGCAATTAGCTGAATACGGTGACCCTATAAACCTTGTTTACACTGACATTGGCACCAACCCCAATGGAGGTGTAAGGGTTGCCACTGCACTGCTGTGGTCGTCCGTTAAGAGCTTTGGTAGTAGTCAGTATGTCCAACTGCTCCTGTTGGTCGGTGCAGGGCAAATTGGAAGCATTGACGCAAATAGGTCAGCATTTGGCCAGACCCCATTGCGTGATCTAATCTCTCACAATTATTGGCTCTATTTCAAGCCTAATGATACAGGCGCTTTACGGCGTAGCAGTCTCTTGCAGGGTAGCGAAAGCAAGAACGACCCTGGTACTGTTGGGGCAGGATTAGATAATATTTATCGCATTAGTCCTTCAACAAGTGGTCCAAGTGGCGATGGCTTTAGCCATGCAATGTCTCCGTCTACTTCTAATGTTTTTGGTATTTACTCTCCAGTGCCTATCAACATAGACATAGAAGTCAGGAATGAAGGAGGAGACATTCAAAGGGCGAGAAATGAGATTGAAATGAGAGGCTTAAGCGGCTGGGATAATAGAAGTCCTGACAGGACGGGCGCAAGGATTGAGAAAGGGGAAAGCATGACGGTTACGCTTGCTAGTACCACTGGATACTATGGCGATAGCGCAAGAGAAGAAGCGTCTGAATCCCGCAGAACAGCATCCAACGCCTTTGATAGTGCAGGGGTGATGAAGCTTGGTTCTGCTAAGTTTTCCATTGTTTCCATTGATAAAGGTTCCACTGACGATGGCAACATGACAGTGAAGCTTAATTGCGTGGAGGGCGGCTATGCCCCGAGCATAATCTATGGTGCTGTTGACCCGCAAGAAAGCGCACAAAAAATTGCCAATTCAGACCCTCTTTATCAAAGCCTGCAAAGGACTACTGAGCAACTCTTGCAAGAAGATTTGCGTAGTTCGATAACTACAGCGGAAGCATTGCTAGCGGATGGACGCATCTTTATCACCGAGCAATACACTGAAACGCTACAGCAGCCCACTAGAAATGTCACTAGCGTTCGTGATGTTTTTAAGCGCAACTTGACAGACCAAGAAAAACAAGTTTTACGAGATTACATTAACTACAAAAAGGATATTGTTTCAGGGAGCAGGCTTGATGATACTTTCTTCACGAAGGCATTGGTAAAAATTGAAACAGCATATTACGAAACTGTATCACCTTGTCACATTGTTGACTTTGCAATCAAGGCTCGCGTGTGGCGGCGGATCAGTGGCAGGCAAGAAAAGTATGGAAGCGAGGAAAAGAAAGGCTATCCAGTGACAGACAATGGCATCAAACGCCGTTCAAGCATGTTTGTTGTTAAGTATAAAAAAGAAGGAGAGCAATCGTACACCTATGTGAAAGGGATTTTTGTTGTACGAAGAGCAGCAGATGTAGACAACTTTGTTTATTTTCGCTTTGATTCTGGCATTCGCGGGCCTCTCAGTGCAAAACATTGGCAGTTTGAAATTGAACCAGTTCATGATCCAGCAGCGGAGTTCAACTCAAGCAATTTGGCATCGTCCGATGGACAGTTTCGTTTCTTTTATTTAGAAAACGCAGGGAACGAACGGCGGTTTAGTCTTCCAGGTTCGGCATTTATTTCCTTTGTCGGAGAAGTGCGAAACGGCAGGAATAAGCTGCCACCATTAAATAATAGCCCAAGGGATTCAAACGAATGGGATATATTTAGTAACACTGCTGATACTCAGCTTCAGATGTCTTTCGACCAAGGCCCTGAATTTGCCATTACTGCAGTGACAGAACAAATTGCAGAAAGCTTTGCAGACTATGGCAACTTATACAATAATCTTTCCCTGGCTGGTTTCAATATGTATTCAGGGCGCAATGTTCAAGACTTGCGCTCATTATCAATGTTTGTGAACCAAGGGCGTAGGTGCAGACTCCTGCGTACATCAGGAACAATTGCTGGATTTAGCTGGGGGCAGCCAGATTTTCAATACTTACCGCCTGACGCCATCGTTCCTTCTAGTGAATTAATTGTTGGAGGTTCTTACTATATCACGACAGTAGGTAGCTCAAATTGGACGGAAGCTGGCGTTCCGTTTGGGACTACTGCTGCAGTGGGAACAGTTTTCATCGCCAAAAAAACCGTAAGTGGCACGGGGCAGGTAAAGTCAGGCGGCTATGCAAATAGAGCGCCAGATATTTTCCTCGACACGATATTAGACAAGAGCGATGGCATCGGAAGATATTCTGGTGACTTGTTCTCGGTTGATGTTGAGCAACTTGCAAGAAGCAAAAAGTTTTGCGAGAAGAATGGTTTGTTCATGGATGGTGTGATTGCTGAGCCTGAATCATGGCGACAGTTCTGGGCAAGCAAGGCATCATTTAGTCTTCTTGAACTTGCAAAGATTGATGGTAAGGAAGCATTGATTCCAGGCGTTCCGTATGACAAGGCAACTGGTCGTATTGCAAGCAGAGAAACTTTAGTGCCTGTAGAAATTGCAGCGCTTTTTAACCAAGGGAACATTCTGGAGGATAGCTACAAAGAAGAGTTTATTGATTATGGTGCCAACACTCAAGATGTGATTGTCACTGTTATTTATAGGGACAATGAAAACAAAGGAGCATTCCCCAGGAAGAATAGCGTAAACGTATTTTTAAGTGACATTGACGGACCAAGCGCTGTCAGGGAAACAGTTGATGCATCTCAGTTTGTTACAAACAAAAGCCAAGCCATTCTTTTAGGAAAGCTCCTTTGTCAGACACGACGAAATTCTCGCCGCGCCATTGAATTCAAAACTTTCCCAACGGACAGTTATGTGGGGCCTAGCGCTTATATCTATGTAGAGTTGGCGCAGAATCAATGGGACAAGATCTATAGCGGAACCATTAGCAATGGTGGCAGTCTGAATCTTCCCCTCGCTGATAGCGTAAATAACGATAGCTACCAGTTCTTGATGTACAATCCTGATGACCAATCAACAGGAACAGTTTTCAAGAGCGGAGTGTCAGTAGTGGATAACAGAGCTGCATCATTAGCGGCTTTTGATGGCTTTGTTTTTGTCCTTGGCAAAGTGATAAGAAACAAAAGAACATTTAGAGTGACGGAAGTGGCAATGGACGAGGAAGGTGAAGTGAGTGTTCGCGCAGTTGAGCACCCCACTGATGCTGATGGCTACTCCTTGGTCACTAGAGGGCTTGCTGGTAGAGTTCCAGGACTGTTTAGTATTGACAATGCCCCTGAGTGATCACACCATGAGCACGAAAGTCTGATGCCCTGCTATCATGAAAGAACGGTGGGAATTGTCTAAATGATTTACACAGGAAACAATGGGCGCATTTATGTTGCTCGTAAAGTAGATTACGGCATTCAAGGCAGCTTTACGCTTGCAGTGGTGCCTGGGCAGTCAGTGGCAGCAAATGAAGTACTGTCTGTTTTCAATGTGCAAGGCAGTGGTCAGGGAGCAATGGTTCGAGCTGCATCGTCCGTAGGCGGCGGTGGCTCAGCAGTGTTTAATGTGTCTACAGCGGGATCGAACTATGCAGCAGGAGATATTGTTTATTTTGGCCGTATATCAGCAGGTACTATTGTCAGGCTTACTTCCAATTTTGCTGTGAACGATGTTGCCACTATTGGCATTGATAGCGAGCGGGAAATCCTTGATGATCGGTATCGCATTGCAAAAGTTCGTAGCTGGACACTTAATAGCAGCAGTGAAGTGGTTGAAACCACTGCGCTGGGTGATGCAGTTAAAACTTTTTCCCCATCGATCACTTCAGGCGAAGGCAGCGCCACTTTGATGTTCTACGAAGATGACCGTAGCAATACAGGGTCAAACCCACAGAAAGATACTTTCGAGATGATCGATATTCTTTTCCCCCGTGGCACTCCTCCTCGTATTATCTTAAATTTGGCAGTAGACGGAAGCATCTCTGGAAATTACGGAGAAGTGGGCGGGGCAGCGCTTTGGAAGACTAATTTCCTTTTCAATGCCTATATTACTGGCGCAAGCATTGGAGTGAGCTATGGCGAAGTGGTTACTATTGACACTTCCTTTACTGTTGACGGACCCCTCCTGGACGTGCCAATAAAAGCAGGTCTTTGATAGTTGTTAATGCAATAATCTCATGACAGTTTTTGCTGGACACTATGGAAGCGTTGAGCTGAAGCGAGTGGGCGATAGTCATGTTTTGGACTTAGAAATTGCAAAGTCAGACTTGTACGTTTCTCGCAAACGCTTTGCCTTGGGAATGGCAAATAGTCTTGATCTGCCGTTTGGTACAATTACCACTGGAGATCGAATTAGGATTAGCACTCAAGATGCCAGGGGACTGCCTTTTCGTTTCTATACAAACGCTGCTAACACTCAATATATTGATAATCCTGGCGCATCAGTTGGCCCATTGGAATTCTTTGCCAATGTAGATACATTAGGTGCCATTCGTATGTACCGCACTTTCACTGATGCCATCGCTAACTCTGATGTTCGTTATTTAGCAGTACCTCTTGCGCAGACCAGTGTGGCGCCATGGCAAGTGAAGGTGAATTTGCTGCCAGGAAGTTTTAATAAGCTTGGCCAAGTTACGGGCTTCACCTTGTCCACTGAAAGAGAAACTGTAGATACTACTGCCTTAGGCGGTAAGTATAGGGATTTTGCTTCAAGCGCGATTAGTGGAGGTGGCACTTTAGATTGTTTGTTTAGCTTCAAGAATGTAGTTGGCGAAGAAATTCCATTGGCACTTTCTCAGCTTATTCAGAAGATTGAAGTGGGAAGTCGCTTCCAAAGTAAGCTTTACATTTTGGAACCTGGCAATCCTCAGCCACGAGGCTACCTAGCAACTGAAGGCGTTTTTTATGAAATTAATGGTATTTTTACGAAATCAGCAATGACAGTACAGGCAGATCAAATTGCAGAATGTAGCTTTGATTTCTTGACTGCTGGAGAGTTTAAGTTGAGAGCAGGAGACAACCCTGTTGATTTAAGGACTGAAAACAATGTTAGCATTGGGAAAGAGTCAACGCTAGAAGAGCTTGGCGTAATCGAAGAGGCTGCTTAACGATGGCTGTTCGCATTTCTGAGCTTGATGCACTGTCTGTTGACTTATCTCAACTGGACGAGTTGCCTATTGTCGATTTAAGCGCTGGCGATACAAAGAAAATTACTGTTAGCGATTTATTAAATGTTGGCATCAATGGTGCATCATCTGGCTTTATTGATCTTGCAAAACTAGACCAGAGTTCAGCAACTAAACTTAGTGCCACTGCCCTTGGTAACACTGGCGTTGTCGCTGGCACTTATGGCAATGCGAGCACCACTGCTCAAGTTAGCGTCAACAGTCAAGGCTTGGTTATTGCGGCATCTGGCGTAGCCATAGCCATCGCGGCCAATAGCGTTGCAGGCTTGGCTCCAGTGGCCACTAGCGGCACCTATCAAAGCCTGACTGGGCTTCCCGCACTTGGGACACTGGCAGCGCAGGATGCGAGCAGTGTGGTCATCGTAGGTGGTACTGTCTCAAACATCACTGACTTGGCCATTGCTGATGGTGGCACTGGAGCATCTTCGGCCAGTGATGCCCGCACAAATCTTGGTCTTGCCATTGGCACCAATGTGCAAGCATACGGTGCAGGGCTTGCTTCAATTGCTGGCTTAACCACTTCTGCCGACAAGATTCTTTACTTGACGGGGACGGACACTTATGACACTTCTCCATTGCCCACTTATGCAAGAGGATTTCTTGCAAGTGGCAATAGCAGCGCAGACGCTAGGACGGTTTTAGGACTTGGCGCCCTTGCTACTAAGGCAATCGTTGAAGCTGGAGACATCAATGCTGGGGCGGTGTCTGGCGCTACTGTCGCAAGCGGCTCGCTGATTACAGCTAACTATGGCGCAGGCAGTGTGAATTCTGATGCTATTTCTGGATTAGCTATCACTTCTGACAAGCTTGCCGATGGTGCCGTTACTGCCGCAAAGCTTGCAAACAATTCGTCTTCTGTTGTTTCGGCAGGCGCACCAACTGGCAGCGGAAGCTTTATTGGGCAA